CCACGCCCAATCCACGAAGACATCCTGCCACTCGAAGCCGCCCTCGATCTCGTGGTCCTCGACCTCGAAGTCTTCGCCACCGATGTGATAGCGGGCAACTATGGCAACGGTGCTGATCGCATTGAGCGCCTCACCAGGGTCGGCCTTGGTGAGCACATAGACGCCGTACAGGAAATTGTCAATAAGAACGTTCCGAAGGTCACCAGCCCTGCCAGGGCGACTGCAACGGCTACTCGCCTGGACCCCCCTACTCCTACTCCTACTCCTCCTCCTCCTCCTCCTCCGTCGTCCGGTGGCGTTTGGAATGGACCACGCCCCGCTTACTACGGTGGGGGGAGCGGATGCTCACAAGCCAATGCCAACCTGATCGCTAACGCTATGTGGAATGTGGGTGCTCAGAACTGGGCTGTTGAGAAAATGCTGGGCATCGTGAGCAGAGAAAGCAATTGCAACTCGGCGGCGCACAACGGCAACCGCAGGACCGGAGACGACTCATGGGGGTTCTGTCAGTTGAACGTTTTAGCCGGGTTCTTCCGTTCAGGTCAGATTCTATCAGCGTACAACCCGTACTCGTTCGCAGGAAACCCATCACATAACGCAGCAGCCTGCGCTAAGCTGTATTCAGTATGCGGTTTTGGGCCTTGGATCAAAGGTGATTACGGTTGTCGTAGGCCGTAACGTTACATATGGTATAATGGTGGTTACACATTAGGGAGCACTATGAGAGAATACTCAGACGAAGAACTGAGTCGCATGACTAACCAAGAGCTTGATGATCTTGAGGAACAACTTAACATAGAAGCTCTTGAAGAAGAGATCGAACTGGATGAGGCCAGCGCTGAGTTCATCGATAACTTGGTAGGCCGTCTCATGGTCTTTACTGAGTCGTTTTGTGATATCGAGTTCTTCCCGTATCAGACCCCCATTGCTTACGACATCATTAAGTCCATCGTGCTTGGCGATGGTGAAGAGAAGACACTGATCGCCACTCGTCAGAGTGGTAAGTCGGAGGTAGTCTCCAACGTCATCGCCAGCATGATGGTCATTCTCCCTAAGCTCGCCCCTATCTATCCGTTATGGCTTGAGAAGTTCAAGAAGGGCTTTCTGGTAGGCGTGTTCGCCCCCACGGAGGAGCAGGCAGATACGGTATTCGGACGTGTAGTAGCAAAGCTCACGAGTGAACACGCAGAGTCGGTTCTACTAGACCCTGAAATCGATGACTACACCACAGGTGGCGGTAACCGTGGTAAGGGTAAGGTCATTAGCCTCAAGAACAGTGGCTCTATCTGCCGTATGCAGACGTGTAACCCTAAAGCTAAGATTGAGTCTAAGACGTATCACTTCGCATTCATCGATGAGGCTCAGGAAGCTGACGAGACGATGATTAAGAGGTCGATCAAGCCCATGCTCGCTTGGAACAACGGTACCCTGGTACTCGGCGGCACCGCTCGGACGTATAAGTGTTACTTCTTGGAGGCTATTCAGCATAACAAGAGACGGCAGTTACAAGGTCGTACGAGCAAGGTTCATCATCACGAGTATGACTGGAGAACCGCTGCCAAGTACAACAAGAACTATGCCTCTTATATAAACAAAGAGAAGATCCGCATTGGTGAGGACTCAGATGAGTTCAGACAATCCTATAATAACGAGTGGTTGTTGGATAAAGGTATGTTTGTGTCTGAAGACAAGCTATCTCGTATATATGATCCGAGTATGGGAGTAGTTCCAACATGGTCTACTACCCCTATCGTTGTGGGTATCGACGTTGCTAGGTCTACGGACAGTACGGTGGTAACCGCCGTATGGGTAGACTGGGACAGGCCAGACCCCTTCGGTTTCTATGAGCACAGAGTGTTGAACTGGATGGAGTTGAATAACGTAGAGTGGGAGACTCAGTACTTTGAGATCATTGACTTCCTACGCAACTACGACATTATGCGGATTGGTATTGACGCCCAGGGTGTAGGTGGCCCATTTGCTGAGCGTATGCAGATACTCCTTCCGCACATCGAAGTTCTAGCTGTGTCGTCAGACGCTAAAGCCCAGAACGAGCGGTGGACGCACTTGATGCAACTACTTCAGCGTAACCAGCTTTTCGCCCCTGGTCACAGTAAGGCAAGACGGCTAAAGCGTTGGAAGAAGTTTAACCAACAGATGATTGACCTGGAAAGGATCGACCGAGGTCCATACATGCTGGCAGCAGCACCCGAGGCAAGGGGCGCTTTTGATGATTATCCTGACTCATTAGCTATTGCTTGTCAAATGACTGTGCAGGATGTCATGCCAAGCGTCTCTGTGTCGGAAAGTCCCTTCTTTAGATGATATGCTTATTTCAGCACATTGGTCACTCTAATGTTGCTATTATATAAGTAATCCTTGTCCTCTAACTATTTAAGGAATAGCAAACAATGGAAAAGTACCAAAACGGTGACTACATGAACAAGTACGGTGACCAGTCACAGATGATGTCCCCCGGCCACCCTAAAGCTCCGGCTCCTATGGTCCCTGAAAAGTCAGAGACTATCTTTGAGTACGGTTATGGACCAGAGTACACTGGAAACCGTGGCGACCAGAGCTTCATGGAAGGTGTCGCCACCGATACTGATGTCCCTCGTGACTTCGCTGTCGGAGCTTACCGTGACACCGCCCCGGCCAAAGGACACCTCGCTGTGCCAGAAGCCGAGACCGTGTTCAAGCGTGCAGAAGAGACCATGCAGGAACGTGCCCATGTCGGGTCGGCCTCTTGGATCGAAGCCCCCGATGTTCTCAATGACTTCGTTCAGGGTGCTCACTCTGGTGAAGGTGAACAGCGTTGGGAGTACGCATACAACACGGGCGGGCATATGAACCGTCCGAGTGCGGTTCGTATCGAAAGCTGATCCCTATGGGAATGGCAGACAACCTTAACCCTACTCAACTTAAGCTGTTTATGACCGGGACTGAGTGGAAGAATGAGCTAACTCATTCTACTGATGGCCCCCTGGACACAGTTATGCCTCAAAAGTTAGAAGAGGCAAGTGTCCCCCTGGAGTCCGGTAAACGTAATCCTCACGGTGCCGGTACCCTAGACAGCTTGCGTGAGCATGGTTGGGATCAACAGCGTTCTATCAACTCCCCCGCTACCATCATCATAGAGGACTCTAGTAGTGGTAAGGCTACCAAGGTAGATAAGGAGACGGGAGAGACAGTATCTCTAGGTAGGGTAACCCAGTCGGAAGGGCACCATCGAATCGCTGCTGCCGCCCACCTAGAGTCACTAGGTGAGGGTCCTTTCTTTATTCCTACCAATATCGTTGACAGCTCCGCAGCGGGTCGTAAGGCCCGTAACCCTGAACCTCGCACTCCTATTACTCCCAAGTCTTCGGTTAGGCCACCCAAGACAGAAGAGACTACTAAGCACCTACGTTAATTAAATAATACCTAAAGGGGAACCAATGTCTAAAGAACCTAACTCCAGAAACCTGAATAGGAATCCAGTTCCATCTGGGCGCACTCAGGCCGAGACCGACTACGGTACTGGTGCAAGGTATACGCCCCCGCAGTATGAAGAGCTTTCTCCTCAGAGCCAGCAGGTTATTGAGACTTCGTACGCTGCCTCGATGTCTAATTTGGCTTCACGTGAGAAGAAGTTCGCTAAGGAGGGCAACAAGGGCAAACTTTCTCCCGGTCAGATAGAACGTCTCACCGACAAAACTGTCACCATTGATGACGCTGGCCGTAATATGTCTGGTCACTGGGAGAATATGATGGCGTCTCCTGACCGCCCAGACCCAGCTTGGTTCTTCGGGCAGAATCGTAGACTCGGAGAGGTTGCCAAAACAAATAACTTAGACCCTTCTAAGGTAATGTCGGCCTCCGCTGCCATGTCTCCTAGCAACTCTCCTGACAATGAGTTCCTTGCAGCGGCTGGCATGGCAGAAGCTGTCGGAAACAAACGACAGCTTCACGACGACAATCTCGGTAGGCGCACAATGACAACCCTTACTCCTGATGAGATGGATGCTGTCACCAAGAGCAGTAACCGCACGAACGTATCGGTTGCTAAAGGCTTCAAGAAACGTTTTGACGATATCCGACGAGGTGGCGTCAAGAAAAAGGAAGGTTGGAGAGGAATGTCGGAAGAGGGTTACAACCCTGTCGCGGCTATGGACAGTGCCAAGGTTCCCTGGTACGACGTCTCTATCCAGAGCGCCGCCCCAGACAGTCCTCTGCACGCTGAGTACGAGGCTAGGTTTGGTGACCAGACCGCAGCCCGTAATGTTCGTCTCGGGCGTGAGGCCGACGCAGCCAAGGGTATTTCACGGGTTCGTGGCGTCCCTGATCGTGTAGACACGACTGGTCTTATGCGTGGTACGGACGATCCTTCCGACCCCGCCTACCACCATCCTGTGCTGGGCGAAACTGGAGTCAACGTCCCTGATACTTGGATGGCGGCTCTCCAGTCTGGACAGCCGATGTCAGATGAGGTCGGCTCATCTTCACCAGCCAAGGCAGTAGGGACTCGATCTGCTACTACTTCAGGAAGCGTCTCTGGGACCACGTTTATGAAAGCAAAGGAAGCAAAGGAAGCCGGAGGAAAGAAGCTGACCGGTTCCGTTGTCTGGGGTATCGGTGCCTCACGTGCTAACCAGCAGGGCGCACGATTCGCACGTGAACCAGAATCACAGACAAACATTCCTCCCGTTATGATGCAGGAGATGACTTGGGTGAAAGGCCGTAGGGGTGTTGCCGACTCCACTGAGCGTCTGTTGGAAGAAGGTACAGTAGGAAAGGGAAAGGCACGGAGTCGTATCGCGCTTCTCCGTGGAGGTGGGCTGGAGGGAGAGAAGGCTTTTCGTCCTGAGTTCGGGTGGGATAGAGAAGAACCCAACACCCTGCCTGACGGCGCATTTCACCGTGGTGCCCCCGATTTCACTGTAGATAATGTTCGCGGTCTCGCTGGAGATAGTGTTCGTGTGATCCCAAGTCAAACGAACACCCCAATGCGGGAGGCACCTACCCCTGAGACATCCGAATCGCAAGCCCCTGCTCCTTCTGGTGCAGCCGATATGGCTGCTCGTCATAAGGCTATCACCGACGCCCATGAAGCCCACCGTAAGCGTCTGGATGACGGGTCTTCTGCGTGGCACTGATAGAGGTCTAGCATGGCTGAGTATGTAACTGAAGGTAGTACGATAGCAGCCACCACGAACGGTAGTGAGGTAGATACTGCTCACTTCGTGGGAGGGCTTGGTAGCAGGTACTATCTCTACAACCCTTCCGATAGTGAGTATCTTTTTGCTACGTACGGCAACCTCCTCCCCAACGATCCTTCTCCCGACAACTACACCGTTGTAGAGCCTGGAGTCTTCCAAGATCTTGGAAAGATCCCAAAAAAGGGTATGGATAATGATATCTATATCAAGGTAATTAGCGACGGGTCCAATCTATTATGGGAAGCCGCGCAAGGTATTGCACCTACCGGTGATGGCTCTGGTGGTGGTTCGGGACAGCCGGGTGACAAAGGCGAAGATGGCGCTGATGGCGCTGATGGCAAAGATGGTGATCCTGGTGCTGATGGCGCTGATGGCAAAGATGGGTTGCCCGGTGCGGATGGCAAAGATGGGCTGCCTGGTGCCGACGGCAAAGACGGTGCTGCCGCACCCCTAGATCACACCCACGACTATTCGGCAAGCGGCCACGCCCACAACTATGCGTCGTCGGGCCACGGCCACAGCACCTACGCAGTCAAAGGTTCCAGCAAGAAAGTCATGCAGGACGACGGCACCACCGGCCCCGTGCAGTTCACGGTCAGCGGTAGCAATCTTTACTGGTCGAAGTAATGGCTTCGTTGATCTACTCTGTGCCCGCAGGTTCCTACGGGAACTGTGAGGCGTTCAGTTCAACGGTCACAACGTTCGACGGCAACGAATCCTACGGGCCGGTCAAGGTCGGCGCGTCGGGCGGCTACACCACAGACTTCTGGGGCGACATCAGCGGCTACTGGTATCAGAGCGGCTACCCCGAAGGCGACGCACGCTTCTACGGCGACAACGGCAGAGATCACTTCGCGGTCTTCCTGTTCGGTGGCGGCAACTACTCCCGCTGGATGAACGGACAGTTTGTTTCCGGCATCCAGTTCAAGGAGAACAACGACTCCACTGCCAGCCACGGCATCTATGTACTCCGGTACGGCATCGCCATCACCGACGGCAGCAACCGTGAAAACTACGACCTGTCCGGCGAGATGTCCCGCCCGAGCACCTACGGCAAGACGCACACTGCGGACTTCAACAGCGCCCTGATGAGCCGATTGAACGGCGGCTGGTTCGTTGAGAAGTTCATCGTTGAGATCACCAGCGCCGGGGGTTCCACCGGCCGGAAGTCGAACACGTCGGTCAGCGATCTGAAGTTCAAGACGGCTGGCCCGTCAGGGAAATACCTCGTCCTCCCAGTGGACCGAGCCAAGTCGGATCGAGCCAAGACCGACTGGATCGGGAAGCTGTACTAATCCTCGCGGTCGCTACCCAACCAGTAGCCGAACCCAATGAACCCGGCCGTAGCGCCGGCAACGACCAGGCCACGTTCCATCTCGTTCTCAACGCTTGCAGACAAAGCAAGCGCGGCCCCCAGTAGGCCCGCCACCGCAGCGAGCACCGGGGACCGCCACTGCTGCATCAGTCAGGCATGCTCACAGCGTCGCCGGGGTAGAAGTTCCGGCCACTGCCGCCGTTCCAGTCAGCGAAGCTGTCGAACTGGTGGTTCGTGGGCCACGCTGTCGAACCGACGAGGCGGCGAATAACCGAGGCCACCCCTTCACCATCTTTAACAAAGCTTTGATGCCCTGAAATGCCTGGAACGGTGACGAACACCGGCTTGCTTGCTGTGCTGTACGAGTCGAACGCCGATGCGTCCAGTTCGGTGTGCTTGGAACC